CGGAATTAGAGTTATTTCAAGATGAAACAATTAGTATTAACAGTTCAGTTCAGAACGTGCAAGATATATCTAAAGTTTTTACAGATTTCTCACAAGGTTTCACAGTACCAGCATCTAAAACTAATAATTCGATTTTTAGGCACTTTTACGAAAATTCAGTAAATACAGACCTAAGTAAAGTAGATAATAGATTAAGTAGAAATGCATATATTGAAATAAACAGAATACCTTTTAGAAGTGGTTTAATAGAGTTAGAGAAGTCTAATTTAAAAAACAACATGCCTGAAAGCTATTCAATCACATTTTATGGTAATATAACAACCTTAAAGGATTTAATTGGAGACACTATGTTAAGTGATTTAGATTTTTCTAGTGTTAGTAATCCGTACACATACGCTGATGTTAGAGATAGAGTTTTTGACTATGTGAGTGATTACGATGTACGATATCCTTTAATAACTTCTGATAGAGTTTGGAGTTACGGAGATTCAACAAGTACAGATGTATCTATAAATGGTGGTGCTATTAATTATACTGAGTTATTTCCTGCTTTAAAAGTTTCTAAAATATTTGATTTAATAGAGTCTAAATTTGGTGTTACATTTAACGGTATATTTTTAGGGGATAAAAGATTTACTAATTTATTCTTATGGTGTAAGAATGCACAATCTAAAAGTGGCATATTACAAAACGAATTAATAGATTTTATTTCTAAAAGTGGTGATACAAGTATTTATAGCTTAGATTTATCAACTGATAATATTAAGATAAGAGGTAATGACTTATTCACTGGTATTAGGAGACTTCAGTTAAACTTAGGTGTAGTATATGTATCAGATGTTACTATTCCTTATACGATAGAGATTTACGATAAAGGTATCTTACAAAACACTATAACTAGAACAGGTAATGCATCTTTTAATGTTTGGCAAGAATGGATAACAGCAACAAGTGAAAGAGATATAACCTTAAGAGTTAGAGCAGACCAAACAATAGATGTTCAATTTGCATTAGACTATAAGTTATATGCTTATTCAGGTTCTAATTTAGTAGTAGTTGAAAGTGAGAGTGCAGATGCTAATTTAACAAGTGTAACAAATTCAATAGATTTATCTATGGTTATGCCTGAAATGAAAGTGTCAGATTTCTTTACTGGTGTTTTAAAACAATTTAACTTAACTGTTACTCCAACATCAACTACAACTTTTGATATAGAGCCTTTAGATTGGTGGTATCAAAAAGGTGCAGTTATAGATATTACTAGACATGTTGATATTGATAGCATAGATGTAAATAAAGTACCATTGTATAAACGTTTATCTTTTAAGTTTGAAGATAGTGAAGCATTATTAAATAAAGGTTATTTATCAGAGAATAGATTGCTGTATGGAAATATTAATGAATCATTTGAATATAAAGGTGGTGATTATACTGTTAGTTTACCTTTTGAAAATATGTTATTTCAGAAGTTTGATAATACTGATTTAACTGTTTCTTATTCGTTAAAAGAGGATTATACACAGTACACACCTAAACCTGTTTTACTTTACATGTACGAAAAAAAAGCTATTAACTCTAATGGTTTAAAAATGACAGATGGTTTAGGTAATTACGATACTGGTTCTAATTATATGCCTTTTGGACAGTATGTATATTATAATAATAGTGTTTGGTCGTTAAATTTCAGTGTAGAAAATGCACCAATATTAAATCAGCTTGTTACACAAACAGCATACGATACATATTACAAGAGTTATATTGAAAATATGTTTAGTTACAAGAATAGATTAGTAAATGTTAAGGCTGTATTTCCTATATCAATACTTACTAACTTAAAACTAAACGATAGATTGATAATTAGAGATAAACGTTACACTATAAACAACCTTAAATCTAACATTACAACTGGTGAAGTAGAATTAGAGTTATTACATGATTTAAGAGAAATTGGCAATTCAAACCCACCAATTTTAGATTCAGGAGCAGGTAGTATTGACATACCTGTATTATTGTTAAATGGTGCAACACAAACAGCAGTGAGTACATCAACATTAGGGGTTGCTTTTTCAGGTGTTACATTTACATCAGATGATTATGTTACGGTAACTTATCCTGCTAATCCTACATCTGAATTTGAAATAATAACAGAAGCAGCAGATGACGTTATTACAGAAAACAACTTCAACTTAATAGATGAAGATTCTAATTACACTATTATACCTATTCAATTTGTACACACGTTACAAAATGGAGATAATGCGGTTAATTATACATACATATTACAACAGCCATGATAAAATTAATAAAAGATTTACTAACATTAGATGACTTCTACGGTGTTAGTGAGAACATAGATATAGCAAAAGGTAAATATCAATTACCTAAAGGATTTAAAGGAATTATTAAGAAAGCTAAAAGATTAAGAAATGGCAGTTACTAAAGTTTTAAATGTAGAGATAAAAGATAATGCTTTAGATGTATCTAAGGATATTGATAAGTTAAATGAGTCAGGGGAGAATTTAGAGAAAACCTTTAAAGATGTTAATGCTACATTTGAAGATGTTTATGGAGATTTAAAACCATTAACAGGTAGATTAGGTGAAGCTGAAGATAGGCTTTATGAGTTAGCTTTAGCAGGTAAACAAAATACTCAAGAATATAAAGAACTATTACAAGCAACTGCTAATTATAGGCAGGTACAATTACAGACAGACTTAGTAGTAGATACTGCTGCACAAACAATGTCGCAAAAGTTAGGAGGTGCATTAGAAGGTGCTGCATCAGGTTTTGCATTGGTGCAAGGTGCTATGGGGGTATTTGGTACTGAATCTGAAGAAATAGAAAAAGCATTATTAAAGGTCCAAAGTGCTATGGCATTAGCACAGGGAATCGAGGGGGTCAGGACTGCTTTGCCTTTATTTACTTCTTTAGGTGCTACTATTAAAACAAAAGTTGTTACTGCATTTACTTCTTTAAAAGGTGCTATTGCTGCAACTGGTATAGGTGCTTTAGTGGTTGGTATAGGTGCTTTAATTGTAGCGGTAGAAGAGTATAATTCTACATTAGAAGAAGAAGCTGAAAATTTAGAAAAAGTAAATGCACAACATGAAAAAGAATTAGAAATAATTAATGAAGTAATTGCAGCAAGTGAAAAGAAAAGAAACAATGCTAAAGGTGGTTTAGATGATTTAAAAAGAGAATTAGAATTACTAAAAGCTAAAGGTGCAACAGAAGAAGAAATATATAATAAATCAAAAGAAATACTTGACAAGGAATTGTTTAACTTACAAGTAAGACAAAAATCTTACAATCAAAAAAACGAAAAAGAAAGAGAGGCGGCATGGGAAACATATTATCAAGCGTTAGATGTAAAGCATAGACGAGAAGTATTAGATGCTGAATATACTAAAAGTTTAAAAGACCAAGAAGCAGAAAGAGAAAAAGAAAAAGATGACCAGAAGCAGAAAGACATTGAAAGAGCTGAAGAGTTAAAACAAAAAAGAATTGAAAGAGCAGAACAAACTAGATTAGCATTAGAAGAGATTGAAAGACAACGTATCTTAAACATTCAACAATTAGAACAAGATTTTTTAGCTGAATTAGAGGGAGTAGAAAGTGAATATTTTGACAGCTTACTATCAGCACAAGAGCAAGAAGTTAGAGCTGTAGAAGATAAGTATTTTAGGTTATTAGAACTAGCAGAACAATATAAAATAGACACTACTACACTAGAAGCTGCTAGAAATGCTGAATTAAAAGCTATTAACGATAAATACAAAGAAGACGATGTAGTGACAACTGAAGAAACAGAAGATTCTAAAATAGATATTAAAGCACAGGCAGCTAGTAACGTTCTAAACATACTTTCATTATTGACAAGTGTAGGTAATGAAGAGAGTAAAAAAACATTTGAACTACAAAAAGCAGTAGGTTTAGCACAGGCAACTATTGACACTTACAAAGGTGCAGCAAGTGCTTACGCTAATACGGTAGGTGGTCCAGTTATAAAAGGTATTGCAGCAGGTGTTGCAGTTGCAGCAGGTTTAGCAAACGTAAAGAAAATAGCAAGTACAAAGTTTAATGCAGGTACATCTAATATATCAGCATCTAATGTATCAACACCAAGTACACCAAATGCTACTCAGCAATTAGCAACACCTAATTTTAATGTAGTAGGTGCTAGTGGTGTATCACAAGCTGAAAGTTTAGGACCAGTTAAAGCATACGTAGTAAGTGGAGATGTAACTACAGCACAAGCACTAGATAGAAACAGAATTAATAATGCAACATTTTAATAATAAAAAGGTTATTTAAGTATGGAAAAGTTACAGAACATTGAATTAACAATTAAAGACGAGGATAAAGACGGAGTATTCGCTGTATCATTAGTAGAATCCCCTGCTATTGAACGTGATTTCATAGCACTATCTAAACACGAAGTAAAGCTAAAAGTTATTGATGAAGATAAACGAATTGTTGTAGGATTTGCATTAGTGCCTGATAAACTTATTTATCGTAGAATCAAAGACAAAGAATTTAACGTTTACTTTTCTAAAGATACGGTTAAACAAGCATCTGAATTGTTTATGAAGAACATGAACTTATCAAAGTTTACTTTAGAACATGATAAGAATGTATCAGGAATAAATGTTATTGAATCATGGACAGTTGAAGATGCTAAAAACGATGAAGCTAATTTATACAACTTAGAGCCAAAAGGAGGTGAGTGGGTATTAATGTCAAAGATTTACAATGATGAAGTATGGCAAGAAGTTAAGCAAGGCACTTTCAAAGGTTACTCAATTGAGGGTATGTTTGACGGATTACAAAACCTTGACTTATCTAACCAAGTAAGCGAAGAAGTAGAAACTAAAGAATTAATTATAGACTTTTTAAAAGAAATATGAGAATACAAGATTTAACAGAATTAACAAGTTTAGCAGATACTGATCTAGTAGTAGTAGATGACTACCAAAGTTCAGGAGTTTACACTACTAAAAAAATAACAGTTGCTAATATTAAAAGTGAGTTAGGATTACCTAGTAGGGTATTGTATGCTAACCTTAATCAGTCAGGAACTGATGCACCTACTATGACAGTAATTAAAAACACTTTAGGTTACACACCTACATTTTTATATGATGGTGTTGGTGATTATACTATGAGTTTTGATGAAGCTATAAGTGCATCAAATGCTATTTTAACAGCAGGGTACACGATATATCCTTACATTACAGCTATAAGATTGTCAGGCGGTGGCGTTAAGATAGATACTTATAGCCGTACATCAGGTACAGCTGATGGAATATTAATAAATGCATCAATTAAATTAGAAATATATGAGTAAGAAAGTAAGCCCAAAAGGAGGTAAAAGAGGTTGTTTGTGCAAAGATGGCACATACAGTTCAAAGTGTTGTGATGGAGAATTACAATCACAAGGAATAGGCAACATTACAGGGACAGGAAATGAGACTGTAACAACAACAGAAAGCAACGGTACAAGGGTACGTGTTAGAGTAAGCAATTAAATAATAATAATAAAATGAGAGAACAAATAATTAAAGACATTACAGAAAAAGTAATGGTAAAACTAGAATCACAAAAGATTGAGTTAGGAGGTGTAAAACAAGTTGGTGATTTTCAAAAAGAAGCTGATTCTTTATACAAAGAAATGCTTTCTAAAGGGGAAAAGTATAAAAGAGAATATAGAGATAAAACTAATTCTTTAGAAAAACCATTCAATCAATTAAGAGCTGAATTGTATAATAATATGTATGATTTTCTTAAAAAAGTTGATGCTTTAGGTATAGATGGTAAATCAACAACTCCTTATAAAAAAATGCAGAAACTAATTAAAGATATGGACCAAAGAAGTGAATTTTTTAAAAAAGAATACACTAAATTAGATTAAGTAATTAACGAATTTACAACAAAAATAACAATTATAAGTTTATTGAATATGAAAGACATTTTAAAAATGGTCTACGGTGACCAAAAGGAAGTTAAACTAGAATCTCAAGTTTTTGAGTTTGGTTTGATTGATGACATAAAATCAAGCATGAAAGAAGCTAATAGAGGCGCTATGAAAGCTATAGATTTAGCTAATGATGCTAAGAAACCTGCTGAAGAATCTTTAAAGTTAAATAAAGCACTATTAAATAAAATAGATGTTGTTATAAAAAAAGCAAAAGAATTAGGTATTAATGAAGTTGTATCAGATTTAAATAAAAAAAGACAACAAGTTGAAATTAACATAAAAGAGATTGACAGCATTTTAAACGCATTATATAAAATATAAGTATGAAAAAGGAAGTACAAGAAGCGATTAACACAATTAAGACATTTTTAGGAATGGAGAAAGAAGTGAAGTTAGCACAAGAAGTGTTAGAAGATGGTGCAATATTAGAAGCTGATTCATTTGAAGCAGGTCAAGCTGTATCTATTGTTAATGAAGATGAAAGAATAGCATTACCAGTAGGTGAGTATGAATTACCTGAAGATAGAATTTTAGTAGTTCAAGAAGAGGGTATTATTGCTGAAATCAAAACTAAAGAAGTTGAAGAAGAAGCACCTGAAATGGAACAAGTGAAAGAAGAAGCTCCAATGATGTCAGAAGAACCTGCAAAGGAAATTAAAAAGACAGTTGAAAGTATTGTTAAAGAAACATTCTTTTCAGAGATTGAAGAGTTGAAAAAAGAGAATGAAGAATTAAAAGCTAAGTTAACAGAACTTTCAAAAGTTGAAGAGGTTAAAGAGGAGGTTAAAGAAGAGGTTGTAGAATTGAAAGAAGAAGAACCTAAGCCTATCCAACACAATCCAGAAAACAAAGTAGAAAGAGAAGTTGTTAAGTTCGGTAAAAAGAACGACAGACTATCTCAAATTTTAAACAAAGTATATAAATAATTAAATTAATAGAATATGTCTACGACAACAACGGTAAGTACAAGCTACAGCGGAGAACATTCAGGTAAATGGATTTCTGCAGCATTATTATCAGGTGTAACTTTATCAAATGAATTGATTACAATTATGCCTAACATTAAGTTTAAATCAGTTGTATCTAACTTAGTTAGTGCTTCAGGTTTAGCGGATGCATCATGTGATTTTACAGCAACAGGAGCAGTTACTTTAACTGAAAGAATCCTTGAACCGAAATCCCTACAAGTGAACAAGCAACTTTGTAAGGCGGACTTTAGAGACACATATCAAGCGATTGAAATGGGGTATTCAGCACACGATGTTTTACCAAAATCATTTGCAGATTATTTATTAGCACACCAAGCTGAGCAAGTTGCTGCTGATATTGAATCTCACATTTGGAACGGTGATGCAGGTAACTCAGGAGAGTTCAACGGTTTCATGACGTTATTAACAACAGATGCTGATTTACCAGCTGCTCAAGAGGTTGCAGGAACTACTTTAACTGCTGCTAACATCATTACTGAAATGGGTAAAGTTGCAGATGCAATTCCATCAAGATTATACGGTAAAGAGGGATTAAGAATCTACGTTTCTCAAAACGCAATGAGATTATACGTAAGAGCGCTTGGAGGTTTCGGAAGCTCTGGATTAGGAAGTGCAGGTGTAGACAACAAAGGTACAATGTGGTATCAAGGTGGTGACCTTATGTTCGATGGAGTTCCAGTCGTAGTCGCAAATGGATTGACTGCTAATCAAATGTTAGCTACTACTAAAGAAAACTTATTCTTTGGAACAGGTTTACTTTCGGACCAAAATCAAGTTAAATTGATTGATTTAGCTGATATCGATGGTTCAGAAAATGTACGTTTAATCATGAGAATGACAGCAGGTGTTCAATACGGAAACGTTACAGATATTTGTACATACGGAATCACAAACTCAGCTAACTAATAATTAGAATAATTAATTAAAGAGG